TCGATTTCTTATCGATCGTCCTCTCGCTCAGTAAATAGTGGGCCGTGACAGAGTCGCTGTCCTGGCCGATTCTGTGCGCGCGATCTTCTGCCTGGGTTAAGGCCGCCGGTGTCCAGGGTAGCTCCAAAAATGCGACGTTGGAAGCCGCTGTCAACGTCAGGCCGACTCCCATCGCTTGAATGTTTCCGACGATGATTCTGGCCTTGCCACTCTGGAAGTCGTCGACCGCTTGCGCTCTGGCCTCCATAGGCGTTCCGCCATAGATCTTCCGAGACGCAGGGAAGGCGTCCGCGACGGCCTCGACTACGTTGATGTGAGTAGCGAAAACGATAAGCTGTTCGCCGGTCTCCAGGAAGTCTCCGATCCAACCGAGCGCCGCTTTCATCTTGCCGGCGACGGCGACCTGTTTCAGAGCTTCGATCCGGATGAGCTGCTCGGCTTGGGCGGCCCTCTGCTCTTTGTCGTTTCGATAGGACGCGAGGAGTCCGCGAGCCCGAGCCGCGACGTAGCCTTTCCGGCCCACGCCGCTCTGCTCTAGATTGCTCCGCGTCTCGGCGCGGCTTGCGTCGATCTTGAGCCGACCGGAGGCCGACTCCTTGACTGAGCTACAGCGATCTTCGTCCCACTCCTCTATCGCGGCTTTGCGGAACTCGGCGCGCTTCTCGGTATTGAGCGACGCTTGCTCTCCGATCCATCGAATCACGTCGGCCTCGGTCCGGTCGTACTCGGCCCGGTTGGTGAGGGGCAATACGATCCGAGTGCGGACCTTCGGCGGCAGCTCTTTCAGCACGTCGGCCTTGAGCCGTCTTACCATACATACGCTACGCAGCTTAAAATTTAGTTCCTCAAGATTCGCCGCTCCGTCGGTGTTGTAGCCGAACCGTCCTTGGTATGCCTGACAGTAGCGGCCCGTGAATTTTTTCCATCCTCCGAACTCCTCCAGCCGTCCCATGATTTGTAGCTGGGAGATTAACTCGGCGGGACGATTCATGATGGGAGTCCCGGTAAGAAGCAGAACTAGGTCAAGGGTCTTAGACTTCGCAAGAGACCTGCAAGCCTTTGAACGTTTGGCACGTGCATTTTTTGTCATGTGGCTCTCGTCTAGTACAAGAGCCCGAGGAGCCTCAGCCGTGAGCGTATCGATCCACCAGTGCAAAACATCGTAGTTAAGGACATAGACGTGAGCGTTGAACAGAGAGAGATCCATCATCGGCTTGCGGCCCTTCAAGGTAACGACTGAGCGGCCGGGCAGCCAGCGCTGTGTCTCGCGTCTCCAGTTTTCCTTTAGCGATGCCGGGCATACGATCACTGCGGGGTAGGCGTTCTTGGCGGCGATCGCTGCGAGGCTCTGCGGAGTTTTCCCGAGTCCCATTTCGTCTGCGATGAGAACGCCACCGGAATTGCAGCGAGACAGGACATACTCGACCCCGCCCTTTTGGAACGGATACAGGGCGTCACCGCCTTGGCCGAAGTTCTCGATCTCGATCGTCCCGCTCTCTGCCTTCGAGTCCGCGACTGCGGCCGTCATCGAGGTGACAGCTTCTCGCGCCTCGTCTTCTAGGCCGGGCTCCATCTCGAAGTCATACCGCTTGCCGAAGTCAACGAGCGCCTGCATAACGGATGCCTCAGCCGGGACGGTCCAGAAAGCGCCGTTCCATTCTCGTCCCGGAAGGGTACGAACTGCTGAGCCGAGTTCTTGGCCCCAAGGGAAGTGAATCTCGAAGTGGCCCTCGGGATCTCGAATGATCCTCCGGGGTGGGAGGTCTTCGTATTCGAGAGACATCGAGGCGAGCGCCGGGTCGATGCTCAGCCCGTTGGCGTTCGCGAACTCAACGACGGCCTTGATCGCGTCCGGAGTCGAAGCGGCATTCCACTCTTTGAGGCCAGGATTCCAGGAACGTCCGGGGACCATATCCTTGACCGAGCGAACGATCGCCGGGTCGTAGGGAAAGCGAATCCGAATGATGCCCTTCGAGATTGCCGAGGCGTCCCGTCGGGCGGTGAAGCGGAGGTGTGTCGAGGTCTCATCGAGCCACACGTTGACGCTAGGCGTCGAGGCGGCCCCGGCTCCTGGATCTCCGGGAATCGGAAGGCGCTTGAACTGGGTGGGCTTCGGCGTGGCTCTCATCGCTTGAATTCGTTCATTGCAGTGCCGATCAGAAGCAAGCCGCAGCAGACCACCACGAAGAAAATAATTCCGCATCCAAAATCAATATAGGCTTCAACCATTCCCTCAGGCCTCGTTCCGACGTGCGCTCGCGATCGAACATCGACCGGGCGGCGATCCGCTTCCTCGTACTCGGCCGGAGTCCGGACGCGGAGAGAACCGGGTCGTTCTCCTGGCGGATCATCTTCTCGGCGTAACGGGAACCGGCTTGGCGTCGGCTCTTGGCCTGTCGGTTGCGGTCGCGGTTGAGCTTGTTTTGTTTCATCGTTCGTCCTCATCGTTGGTTCGTCTCTGAGCGTCGAGCGTCGCGAGAGCGGTTTCGAGAGCCGCAAAATCGCCGTGACTCAGCAGCTCGGATCTCGCCGCCGTCTCGACCGTCTCTAACGCCTCGATGAGAGCGGAGTCTTTTTGGAGTTGCCGCTTCATATCGTGGGCTAGGTGCCACGCCTCCAAGGTCCACCGCGCGGCCTTCGCCTCGGGAGGCTCCATGTCTTCGAGTAGATCTTTGACGAGCCACAAATCGGGGACGCTGATCGCCCGGATGGGCTCGTCGTCTTTGCCTGCGCGTTTGAGCATTCTGTTTGTCATCGTTCTCTACTCCTCAGATTGGTAGCCGGATCGTACCGGCCGGGTAGGTTATCTTGGCCGGGCTCGGCGTAAGTGCCGGGCAGCCGTCCAGGTGGTATCCCAGGCGAGCGCAGTACGGGCACTTCGGATGGACGAATATGCAGCCCGGAGTCACGAGGACGCCGGACTCGATCTCGGTCGCACAGGTGCCGCAGCCGATCTGCATTCGATCGGAGCCGTAAGCGACCCCGACGCTGACTTGGCGGTGGCGATTGCAGGATGGGCAGTAGCGGATCTCGACGTCGGCTATGAGCATCACCGGGCCTCCGACAATTCAACCTGATCGCAGTGGTGGTCGAGGTGGTGCTGGTGGATTCGGTTGGCCTGCCTGTCTGCCGCGATGAATAGAATGCACACGACGGCGATGACACCAACGAACGCGACGAGCTTCATGATCATCAGCGACATGAAATCTGATTCCGTCATCGGACCTCCGAGATCTCGACGCTAACGATTCCGTCGCGCTGAATGATCTCAGCTTTGCGATCCTTGGCGGCTGCCGGATCGTCGATTGTCTTACACTCCAGGCGGAGTATCGTCGTTGAGTCGGGCGACCAGGAGTAGTCCTTCGCCACCGGAACGGGGCCGACTACCATGTAGCCGGGACAGAGCCAGGGGCGGCGGGTCTCGATCAGAATGCGTCTCATGCGGACGCCTCGCATGGTTCCAGTTCTGCCATGCTTCGGAAAAGTGGCGCGAGCTCCACGCTCGCCTGTCTCCATTTGTCGGAGTCGGGATGGTTGCGCTTCTGGATGCTCTGCAAGCGCCCGACCTGTTGCAGTAGCGAACTTTTCCGACTCGCCTTCTTTTGTTCTGACCGCACTCGCTGTTGCTGAGTGGTTGGCGCGAACGTGACTGTAAAACCGTCCTTCGTTGACTCGCGGACTGCGGGCCATCCGTCAGAACCGGACAGCCGCGAAACCGACGTACAGCCAGCCTCGCATGTGACCGGCTTGCGGGTGGCGTCTTCGAAATACGCAACGTCTTCTACCGCGAGCCGTTCGACTTGCTGACCGGAGATATCGCGCCCAGTGTAGAGCGCCGACGTCCCGGCGCACTTGGCGCAGATGAGCCGCCCGTTGTCGCTGATGTAGATCGCCCCACCCTTCAGGATCGGGGAGGGTTTCCGCTTCGTGGTTTCGGTCATGGTCGTGTCTCCTGTTAGAAACCACGAAGCGGAAACCCTCCTCGCTGAGGGAATCCTATCCCCTATTTTCCGAAAAGTCTAGCTTTTTTCTGAGCCGTGTGTGCTTTTCTCGCAATCGCCTTTATCTACCTGCAATTCTGGACTCCGACACTCCCGGCTATCTAAAGGATAAGAGGGGTCGCTAGACAAAGGCTATCTTTTACGGTCCATTTTAGGATAAGTTAGGGGCGCGGCCGGGACGGATCCCGGTCACGGAACCGAGAGGAGAATCAAATGCCAAGAGGACGACCACCAAAAGCGGACGCGCCGCTCAATGTCACGCTTGCGCCAGATATAAAGGTGGCGCTCAACGAGGCCGCCAAGGAGGTGGGCTGTTCGCTCTCCGGCTTCGTGGCCGGAGTGTTAACCGGAGTCGGCTCTTCGAAGTCTGAATTTCTCGCGGCCTACGGCGATGAGATAAGACGACGAGCGAGCGCAGGATGAACGCAACCATGATGATGCCCTTAGAAGCCGGGGCCTACTCGCACCTAGAGACTTCGCAGTGTGACGGTCCAGGCCTTTGCGTTCGAAACAAACTCACGAGGGCGATCTGGTGGTTCGGCGGCAAGGCTAGCTGCGAGAGTTACCTTCGTCGGCTGCGAGCGGGGCTCGTCGAGATTCAAGTCTCCGCTTCGTACTAATCAAACCCAGGAGGAGAAACAGATGACAGAGGAGACACGGCAGCGCAACGCTGCAACGATCGGTGAACTTTCAGACGCACCTGAGGATGCTGCCGCCCTCGACCCGATCGAACCCGTACCAGAGACGGCGACGCTCGGGATCGAATCATCGCGAGAGATCGACAAGATCGCGGCCGCGCTCGTGAAGGCGCAGAGCGGTTTGGAGTTGGTCACCAAGGATGGGATCAACACGCACCTGAACTCGAAGTATGCGACGCTCGGCGCGATCAATAAAGAGGTCAAACCGAGGCTCTCGAAACATGGGATCGCTACCTTCGGGTCTGCGGCGCGGGAGTTAAGAACGGGCAAGCCGATCTATCTGCTTCGGCTCATCCACAGGTCGGGCCAGTGGCTCCAGTCCGCGATCCCTCTCGTGATCTTCGAACAGAAGGGCGTCAACGCCGCGCAGAGTGTGAACTCGGCAGTTACCTACGCGAGCCGAGCGCTGCTGTCAGGAGCGATGGGGGTCGCGACCGAAGACGACGACGGGAACGCGGCCGACGGCCAGCCGCAGAACGATGGAGCGCCTCCACAGGAACCGGAACGCAAGAGCCGAGAGGTTCCGGCCGAACGCGGCAGAGGGATCAATCGACCCGGCAACGAACCGAAGCGCGGTCGCAACCCCGACTCGCCTCCGAAGCTCGACGTTCGGCCGTTCGAGTTGACGGCCTTCATCGCGAGCGAACATTGGGCCGCCGTCGGCGCGGACTGGCACACCGGCCGGAGGATCTCGAAGCCGCAACAGAAGCGACTTTATGCAGCGGCATCGTCCGAGGGTTACTGGTCCACCGAACAGGTCAAGGCGGTCCTGTTCCGTCACTTCGGAATTGAGTCATCGTCGGAGATTCCCGGCGATTGGGACAGCCGAGGACTTCAGCCCTATAGCAAGATCGTTGAGATTCTGACCACCTTCTCGCCCGAACCCGGCGCGTGAACGATTCCGGCATCGTCGGCACCGGGAAGCAGATACCGGGCGGCGGGAGCTTCAACGAGATCGGCCATGTGTACCGCAACGACAACTACGTCATCGTTCCGTCCGTTACTCAAGCGATCAGAGAGGCGGGGCTCGGGGTCAATCTCGTCGGCGCTCCTCAGTGGGCCCTGGAGAAAGCCGGAGAGCGTGGGCGTCGAATCCACAAGGCCCTGCTTTTCGCTCTCGAAGGCGACCTCAATTGGAGGACGCTCGACGCCACCCTAAAGCCGGTGGTCAAGGCCGGGGTCAAGGCACTCTCCGAGGCTGGCTTCGAGCTGACGAGAGGTGAGTCACGGTTCGTCTCGAAGCGGTATCACTACGGGGGGACGCCGGACTACGAAGGACTACTCAACGGGACCGACGCGGTGGTTGACGCCAAGAGCGGCTCGACGGTTCCGATCGGAGCGACCGGGCTCCAGGTCTCCGGTTACGCTCTCGGGATCGCCGAGCGCCGAGAGATAGACCGCCGTCCGAAACGATACGTACTACGCCTCTGGCCGAAGCGAGGAGAGGCGAGACTGATAGCCATTACCACGGACCCCTACGAAGACGAGGCCGACTTCCTCGCTGCCGTCCGGGTGTGGCACAGGAATCACAGAGCCGACTTGAACAAGGAGATGAGATGACAACGCAATCAGAGATCGAGAGGAACGCGACAGAAGCCCCGACCGGAGAGACCGCACTAGCGCGGATTGAGAATTTGCCGGTGCGGGTCGAGAGCGCGGAGGAGTACAAGATCGTGGTTCAGGCCGGGAGGGGATTCCGGGATCTGGTTCGAGAAATCGATCAGTGGTTCGAGGGCACCAAGACAGAGCCCGGCCCGAAGGTCCAAGCGCATAGCCTCTGGAAATCTCTCTGCGATAAACACAAGGCGGCCCGGAGTCTCCCGGAGCGCGGACTCAAGACGGCAAAGCTCTTACTCGACGGATTCGATAAGAAGGTCCGGCAAGAGAAGGCCGAGGCGGAGCGCAAGGCCCGCGAGGAGCGAGAGCGTATCGAGCGTGAGGCCCGCGAGGAATCCGAGCGGCTAGAGGCCAAGGCCACGGAGGAGCGCGAGGAGGCGGAACGGCTCAAGACCGAAGCCCGCGAGCAGAAAGAAACGGCCGAGCGGCTCGCGGCGGAGCCACCTGGAGATCCGGAGGATGAGCGGAAGCGACAAGCAGAACTTGACGTTGCTGCGGAGGATGAGCGCGACCGACTGGCCGCGATCGCGGACGCAGAGAGAGCGGCCGAGGATCTTGATCGCGCCGCTGAGCGAGCGCTAGAGGCTCCCACGAGAACGCCGGCTTCATTCGCAGCCCCGGTCGAGGAAGCTCCGGCAGTCGAGGGCGCGAGCAAGAGTGAGGGTTGGGATTTCGAGATCATTGACCCCACCAAGATCCGGGTCAAGGTGATTCGAGACGCAATGCGAGTCGTCGCGGCGGAGAAGATCAAGACCTCGTGGCTCGGTCAGCATCTCAAGAAGATCGTTGGGGCTCACGGCGAGGCCGCCGGCTCGATCATCGGAGAGGGCTCGATCGAGGTCAAGACCAAGACGACTAGAAGCTTTCGGTGAGTCAGAGATTCGACCCAGAGAGCTATCAGAGGTTTCTGGAAGACAAGATGGTGTCCGCTCCGGTGTCAGGGCTCAAGGTCAGTCGGAGTGATCTTAGCTCGTGTCTCAAACCTCACCAAGCGGACTTGGCTCTCTGGATGCTGCTCGGAGGCAAGCGTGCCTGTTTTGCGGCTTTCGGATTGGGCAAGACGCTGATTCAACTAGAGGTCCTGAGAATCATCCGTGAGCGCATTGGCGGAGTCTGCATGGTGATCTGTCCGCTCGGGGTCAAGCAAGAATTTCAGCGCGACGGTGCCGACCTACTAGGGCTCACGACGGAGTACGTCCGGAGTGATGCCGAGGTCGCGGCATCGGGTGCCGACGTCGTTCTGACGAACTATGAGCGCGTCAGAGATGGTGGAATCTCAGTCGGAGGGCTCACGGCCGTGTCACTCGATGAGGCGTCGGTACTTCGCGGCTACGGGACGAAGACGTTCCAAGAGTTCCTCCAGATCTTCCCGGACGTACCTTTCCGCTACGTTGCGACGGCGACTCCGAGCCCGAACCGCTTTAAAGAGTTGATCCACTACAGCGGATTCCTCGGCATCATGGATACCGGGGAAGCGCTCACGCGGTTTTTTCAGAGGGACAGTCAGAAGGCGAACAATCTCACCCTCTACCCTCACAAAGAACAGGAGTTCTGGGCGTGGCTATCTTCATGGGCTGCATTCGTCACGAAGCCGAGCGATCTGAGGCACGATGATGCTGGCTACGACTTGCCGCCGCTTGAGGTTCACTATCACGAGATCGACAGCGACCACTCGAAAGCAGGCTCAGACAACTTCGGCCAGTCGAGACTCTTTAGAGACGTGGCGTTTTCGCTCGCAGAAGCGGCCCGTGAAAAGCGGGACACTCTATCCGCTCGTGTGAGCAAGGCTATCAAGATCATAGGCGAGGCCCCTGACCGACACTTCATCATCTGGCACCACCTCGAAGATGAGCGCCGCGAGATCAAGCGGCAGTTGCCAGCAGCGTCTGAGGTCTACGGCTCTTTGGACCTGGAGATTCGGGAGGAGAGAATCATCGCATTCTCCGATGGTGAACTTCAATATCTAGCGACCAAGCCGCGCATCTCGGGGTCCGGTTGCAACTTTCAACGGCACTGCTCGGATGCGATCTTCGTCGGTATCGACTACAAGTTCAACGATTTCATCCAGGCGATCCACCGCCTCTGGAGATTCTTACAAGAGCAGACGGTCCATATTCACGTAATCCACACCGAGAGCGAACGGCCCATTCTTCGAGAGCTGCTCGCGAAGTGGGAGCGCCACAAGGAGCTAGTTTCCAATATGAGCGACCTCATCAGAATTCACCACCTAGCCGACGCGATCACAAGCGGCCTCAAGCGCTCGATCGGAGTCGAGCGGCTCGTCGCAACCGGCTCAGGATGGCAAGCGGTCCATTCTGATTCGATCCTCGAAACCGCCGAGATGCAAAACGAGAGCATCGACCTAATCGTGACCTCGATTCCGTTCGGCAACCATTATGAATACAGCCCGAGTTTCAATGATCTCGGGCATTCAACGGGCAACGACCAGTTCTTCGAGCAGATGGATTATCTGACGCCAGAACTGCTTCGGGTGCTCCGTCCCGGGCGGGTCGCCTGCGTACACGTCAAAGACCGGATCTTGTTCGGCAACGTGACGGGAGACGGCATGCCGACAGTCGACCCGTTCCACGCCCTGACGATCTTCCACTATCTGAAGCACGGCTTCCGGCTCGCGGGCATGATCACGATCGAAACTGACGTCGTGCGCGAGAACAACCAGACGTACCGCCTCGGCTGGACAGAGAATTGTAAAGACTCGACGAAGATGGGAGTCGGGTGTCCCGAGTACCTGCTGCTTTTTCGGAAGCTACCGAGCGACACCACGAAAGGCTACGCCGACGTTCCAGTCTCCAAGTCGAAGGATTCCTACACGCGCGGGCGCTGGCAGATCGACGCACGCGCAAAGTGGAACAGTTCCGGGGAACGCCATCTGACGCCGACAGAGATCCGGGACACCTCATTGCAGAGGGTCAACGAACATTTCGCCGCGTACATGGCTGGCCACGTATACGATTACGATGAGCATGTTAGCCAAGCCGATGCCCTCGACTCGGTGAACCACCTACCGGCGACGTTTCAAGCTCTGAATGTGCCGGCCAGGACCGCTCACGTCTGGCACGACATCGTGCGTATGCGAACGCTCAACGCGGAGCAAACGCGAAAGCGCCAACAGAACCACATTTGTCCGCTTCAATTCGACATCATTGATCGCTGCATCCAGCGCTTCTCCAGTCCCGGCGAGCTGGTTTACGATCCGTTTGCGGGCATCATGTCGGTTCCGTATCGGGCGATTCTGATGGGTCGCAAGGCTATCGGAGTCGAGCTCGCCTACGATTATTGGCGCGATGGAGTCAAGTACTGCGAAGCAGCAGAGATCAAGGCGCAGACTCCGACGCTCTTTCAGATGTCGGTGACAGAAGAGGAGGCGACCGGATGAGCTGGCTCGACCGAGGACTCGAAGACTGGATTGCGAAGTTGGGACGGCACGGATGGAGTGATCGACAATACGCGGAGATTATCTCCGCACTCCATGCCGCCTACGAGGGCGGCTTCGAAGACGGAGCCGGAGACCTAGAGGCGACGCGGGCTCTCCTTAAAGACGCTGCCCACAAAATCGCGGAGCTAAGTCAGACTGTCGAGCTTCTGAGCCGTCCTCATGGTTTGGGAGTGGAGCGCTCTGACGCTTCGGAGATAATCGGAGGGGTAGAGAAGCCCCCGGAACTAAACTTCAAGCAGCAAGGGGCACCAGAGACGGCGACTGAGAATCTTTCAGATAAGCCTTGGCCCTCGGTGGGCACCCGGGTGCGATCACGTCGAGGATTCGCCGGAGTCCCGAGAGGGACCGAGGGCGTCGTCGACGCAGACTATGACTCGGACGTCATGGTCGCATGGGATCTCCCGGATCGGCCGTTGCCGCCGGACTATGGAATCCGCTGCATGGTCTCAACGTTCAAGCCGCCGATGGCGGCCGAGCCCGGGGCTCCGCTTCGGGACGGCTTCGACAAGAGGACCGAACTCGACATGCTGGAGGAGGTATGACGAAACGAGACAGACTCCTCGCCTCGATCAGTAGGAAGCGAGAAAGTATCTCGAATCTCAGGTCTCAGGTACACGAACTGGAGAGCGAGGTCCAGGAACGTCTCGACGCTCTCGCTCCGCTCGTAAGCCCGGTCTCAGTCGGAGATCGCCTACTGTTCGAGCGGAGGAAGTCGGGCGGCAGAATCGGCTACGGCTACCGATCGAAGCCTGGACCGGATCGGTGGATGGCCGAGTGCTGGGAGGTGACGAAGATCGGAGCCCGAACGCATGGCCGTTCCGACTTCGAGGACGATCCTATCGACCTCCACTGGACCGCGAGACTCAAGCGAATTCGCAAAGACGGAACCGATAGCAAGGGATCGGATCAGAGCCTCTACTGCCGGGAGGGATACATGAGCGTTCCGCATCTCTATGACGAGTTCAAAATTGGCGGCAAGGCTGCGACGAGAGGTTTGCTAGAAATCCGAGCGATCCGCAAGTTCAGGATCGAACCGGCGGCGGAGGTCGAGAGATGAGCAGCAACGACTTCCCGACCGCTCGCTACTTGGCAGACATCATCGTGACCACTTGCCGGATATGCCACCAGCGCAAGGCGACCTGTGAACTCATGGACCGTTGGAACGGGAGCCTCGGATTCGTATGCCGGCAGTGCGGGAAGGCGGCCATCGCGGACGCAAAGAGAGGAGAGTTCGAGCGATGAATTTTTGCGCTATACTGTCTGAGCCACAGTCGCTCTGTGACAGGGCCGGTGGGGTTCCAATTCCTCACCGAACCGGCCCCCCGGCCCCTCTTTTAAGGTTTGGTGAGAAAGGTTCGGTGAGGCAATGGCCTATAGCGATCTTCTAAGAGATCCGAGATGGCAACGTAAGCGCCTGGAGATTCTCCAGCGTGATGGTTTCGCGTGCCGGTGTTGCGGCTCCAAAACCGAAACACTTCACGTCCACCACGGCTACTACGCGAGGGGACGCAAGCCGTGGGAGTACAACAACGAATCTCTCTGGACCGTTTGCGAAGAGTGCCACGGATTATCCCAAGACCTCTTGACCGATTTACGCCGGGTAGTCGGGCACTTAACTCCGGCTGAGCTATCTGATCTGACGCACGGACTAGTCCACAAAGTCGGGGACCGTATACGAGCGGAGCCGGGCCAGTGAGCTTCACCGCCCTTGCCGCAGTAATCGACAATGCGAACCAGGAGCGCCTCCGAGGGGCGAAGGTTTCAGAGCGCTGCATTCTGATGCTCCTGGCCTATCGCCACAACCACGAGACGGGGAAGTGCTGCCCTCATATCAAAACGATCTCCAAGGAGACCGGCCTTTCGCCCCGAGCCGTTCGGGCAAATCTCACACTGCTAGAGCAGCGCGGAGTCCTTACTCGGCGTCCGATTCTGAGAGGTCAAAAGATGATCGGGCAGCAATATGACCTCAACGTCGACCCGCCAGAGAACAAGCCGAAGAGGGGGGCCGAATCTGCCAGGGTAGGGAGGCAGAATCCGCCAAACAGGGGGGCCGAATCTGCCAAAACAGGGGGGCCGAATCTGCCCCCAGAACAGAAAGAAGAAGAAAGGAAAAAGAGAAACTCAGGAGAGAGAGAGGCCGCGATCCAAGAATTCGAGTCTCAATTTTGGCCCGCATGGCCGAAGAAGGCAGCGAGGAAGGACGCGGCGAAGGCCTACGTGACCGGGAGGCTTAACGGGATGCCAGCCATCGAGGAACTACTGGCCTCGATCAAGAAGCACAGCGGCGGCAAGCAGTGGCTCGACGGGTTCATCCCTCACGCCGCAACCTGGATCAGGGGCGAGAGGTGGGGTGACGAAGTAGACACGCCGAGGCCAACCGGCCGTCACGCGGCTCCGGCCTGGGTCGACCCGGCGAAGCGGAAGATAAAGACGAGGAGGACATCATGAGCGAGTGTCCTAAGTGCAACGGCCGAGGCTGGCTGGCTGTCACCGAGTCAGTCAACGTCATGAGCAACGATGAGGTCGGAACCGTGCAAAGCGCCCAGCCGTGCGACTGCCGCTACGAGTGGGAGTTCATTCTCCAGCGAGCCGGAGTCCCAGCGGAGCATCGAGCGGTCCCGGAGGATCTACCGATTCCGGATCCCGACATCGAGAGCTGGAGCGGCGATCCCTGGTGCATGGTGTTCTTGCCGAGGGTCGAGGATGACGGCTCGGTGCCGAGACCGAATGGGACGGGGAAGACCTGGATGGCGGTTCGAGTCCTCGGGCTCTGGATTCGAGAGGGACGCGGGCCGTTTCAATTCGATGGGCCGATACGAAGGGGCAAGCTGGTCGGCTTCGGCGCGCCGCGTTTCGCTCAAGTCGGCTGGGCTATTGAGAGCATGCGCCGGGACATCGGGACCGGCTCTACCGCCACGATGGACGCGCTCTGCAACGCTCGGCTATTGGTCCTCGACGATTGGGCCGCGATGCGGCAGACGGAGTACGGCCAAGAACGAATGAGGCTACTCGTAGAGCATCGATCGACGAACTCGCTACCGACGATAGTTACCTGCGACCGGCCGCTCGAAGCGGTCGATTCTCAGGGTGAAGCGGCCGTGGAGATTCGGCTGGCGTCAAGGATGGGGAAGCGGTCGAGCGATGGGAAGTCCTACGCTTTCGAGATCGACCACGCAACAGATAGGAGGACGGGATAGATGGGAACGAACTACTACGTCGCGGTTGACACTTGTCCTACGTGTGAGCGGGGGGAAGAAGTCCATATCGCCAGACACCAGATCGGTTATGGATGTGTCGGTCACGGGGCAGGGACTTGGGACTTGATAACGGGAGACTTTTCTTGAGCCCGCGCTACCGACAGCCCGACCGGAGATGCCCGCATTGCGGAGGCCCGAAGTTCATCAAAACCGAGGGCGGGTCAGCCTATGAGTGCGACTGCGACAAGATCGAGCCTTGTAGCCTCTGCGAGGGTCGCGGCTTTCGGAAGATCTCCGGAGAGTCGATCAAGTGCGTCTGCCAGGGAGGGCCGGGCGTAATCGATCGAGGGTTTCCGCCGGAGACGAGAGCCCGAGCCGATAGCCGGGAGACCTCGCGGAAGGCGGCCGACTTCGTCTGTCCGAATCTGAACGCGAACCAATGGCAGGTTTACTATGCGCTCGTGGCGCTCGGCTCAGCGATTCACCAGAAGATTGTCGCGGCTATCCGAGAAACTGAGCTACGCTGTGAGCGCGGCCACACGCAATCGTCCTCGGGAATACGGACGCGGACGGCGGAGCTGGTCGAGATCGGATTGGTTCGAGATACCGGACGGACGGCGAAGACTGAGGCAGGATTTGACTCTACGGTTTGGGCGGCGGTCTCGATGACGCAACTTGAGGTCGGATCATGACTCCCTGGACCGTGACGCGAGACGGCGAAGTCCGGGTGCGCGCTACACGGAGGCTGCTTGGCTCGGCAAGGCCATGTCGAATTCCGTCGACGACCTGGAATGGGCAACTGGCAATGAGGACAACTTGGATTGCGAAGCTCCACGGAGGTCTAGAGATCGGTGATTTCAATAAACAGAGACGAGCGGCCGAGGCCGTCTATAAGACAGCGGAGGCGTGGATGTGACCTGGACCGCCGTCGAGATGCCGCTCTGTATTCTCCGGGTCGGAACACGACCCAACGCCGTGCTAGTGAAGCAACAGATCCTCGCGCTCTCTAAGAGCCCGGAGATCTACGACCGGCCCCGGGTTATCGGTGAGCTGGTAACTCGTGGCGAGGCGACGGTGATTGCGGCGAAGCGGCTCGGTTGGGGAGCGATCGAGGTCCAGAAGAAAAGCGAGCGTCAGGCCAAGAAAGAATACGACGGTCCGCCGTGTCGGCCGGTTTGGATCCTGGAGGAAGTCGAGCCGTTGGTCGAGGTACTCCAGGAGCGACTCATCGAGATGCTGAACGGTGACGGCGGTCCCTTAGTCTCGAAAGCGCGGGCTCTAGAGTTCGCGATCGTGTGCACATTGCATGAAACGGGATTCCCTGGCGAGGCGATAGGACGCGATCTAAGCGCCGCACTCTCGCTTTCCGGGGCTCTCCCCCATAATCAACCACCCGAAGCCACCCTAGACCCCGCTACGATCCACGTAGGGGGCAATGGCGGGCCTCGGAGACTCTCCACAGGAGGAGGAAACCATGTCAGAGAAGAAAACGAAGATAGACGAAGAGGCGGGCAAGCTGCCGTCGTGGCTAGTGGGCTTTGACTCGTCGCTGTTCGCGGCTCCGGTCCCGCTCGCTGGCACCGAGGTCGAGTTCCGCAAGACCCAGGTCGTCGATCTCATGAGCGAGGCGTCGGAACTCGACGATGAAAGCCAGCGTCTCGGCTCGGAGAAGTCGGCCGTCGATAAGGTTCTCAAGGATAAGCAAGCCGACGCAAGGAGGATCGCCCACGAGATCCATTTCAAGGTCCGCAACGAAGAGGTCGAGTGCGTCCGCGTCCCGCTAGTCGAGGAGGGGCTCGTTGCTCTGAGACGACCGGACAAGCGAGGCATGCCGATCCTGGCGCTCTACGATCTCGGTGACGCCGAGGCGGAAGCGACCGGACAGATCAAGCTTAACGCTCGAAGCCGGAAGTTCACTGAGGAGACGGCAGCTCGGGTTGCTGCATTTTCTGAGGTCGAGAGAGCGAGGCTTCACAGGTGATTGCGGGAATGAACGATAACGATGCCTGTTGTGCCTGTCTGGCGGTCAAGTACGATCCCGTCGTCGGTAAAGATCTCACAACTGAACGCTGGCGGTGTCCGAACTGCGGCGGTGAGTTCCAACGAGTCCGACCGAAGACCGTCGCCGTGGACTGGGAGAAACTGCGGGAGGCGCTGGAGAAGGAGGCAGACGAATACTACTACGCAGACGGTGCCTGCATGTGGCCCGGCTGTGAATTTTGGGAGCATGGCCCTCACTCCGATTGCTGCCCACTGGAGGAGAAGGAATGAGCCTGAATGAAATTGTGTGCCTCGCGATCGCTTCGTTTTGCGCCGGAGTCTTCGTGACTTGCTTCGTCGCACGGCGGTTCCTCAGATGAGTTTCCGCGACCGTCGATCGTTCAAGCAGATCGGAGGTCTCCGGGCATACTTCCGTCAGGCGCTTTGGGGCTTCTGGTGGAGAGCGACCCTAGACCGGAGACTCCGAGCTGAGGGACTGGCAAAGGGTGAGCAGGGTCGAGCTTGTTTCTGTTGCAAGAGCGGCCCGGACGGCTCGGGGAGGTGTACTCACCGAGACTATCCGGGCGGGTGTCCACCTCTCACTCGATGCGATCGAGAGGTGGGGCATAGGGAGCGGTGCGGCGTGGACGGGGTAGCGTTCCCCGATCTCCCGCAGTGGCCGCTCAAGGACTACAGCGAATGAAACGAGGAGAGCCGCTCCGGCGACGAACCCCGTTGAAACGGGGCGGTCCTCTGGTGCGTTCGCCGATGCGAAAGAAGTACAGCCGCAAGGGAACGCTCGCGACACTCGGAGAGCCGATCGCAAAGGCTCTCGGGATCGAGACGCTGGCGGAGCGCAGAGACCGCAGGAAGCGAGATCGCTACCTCGAAAACTTCGCCGGGCCGTTCCCGGCCTACGACCACTCAGAATTCGCCCGGCGTCGAGGCTGCCTCTTGGCGCTCCTGACGCCGAGTTACCACGACCACCGTTGCGGCGGCCCGGTCCAGGCGGCTCACGTAGTACCGCGATCTCGTGGCGGTAGCTGGCGGGACGTGGTCGGGCTCTGCCTTTTGGCGCACCACGAGTTCGACGTCAACATGGCGAACTGTACCGCTCAGTTTCTCGACCGCCACGGAGTCGACCTCTCTCGTGAAGCGTCGGCCATGGCCCTCGGAGCGCCGAGGCGAGCGACGGAGGAGCCGGGGGAGTGGGATACAGACATGAGGAGGAGGATGACGCGATGAGGGAGACGATTGTGAGCATCGAACTATCAAAGGATGACAACGGAATCGCGGTGGCCTGTGAGGTCGAGGGCGGACTGCTCGGACCGGGAGGGGAGCGCCGGGAGACGGTCTACGGTGATGCCGAGGAGCTTCTGGAGTGGCTTCGGGAGTGGATGGAGACATTCGGTCCGAGAGCCACGTTGACGCGATGATAGACGAACCGAACGCAGCGAAACCGGCGATACGAAAAGGCTGGAGGGGCCGAGCCGGAGCGCGCGGGTTCTTGAAGCGTCTAGAGAGGGCGAGAGAGCGAGAGCTGGAGCGCGTTCGAGTCGACCAGAACGTCGAGAATATCGCGGCGGCCTTCGAGTGCCGTCCGGTGAGGAAGATCAAGCCGAGACTAGCGAAGCTTGATCGGTTAATAGAGAAGACCAGGAGGAAGACGGAGTGAGGATCCTCGGTATCGACCCGAACGAAGATACGGCGGCCTGGGTCCTGTGGGACTCGGTCGAGCGCGAAGTCATCGAGAGCGCCGAGTGGCCAGTGGAGAAGTTTCTCGGTTCAGTGAGTACGGTTCTCGCCTTCGGCGGCTGGCCGGATGTCTACGTAGTTGAACGCCTGGAGAGTTTTCAGCTTCGAGTGAACCAAGCGACATTCAAAGCTCAGTGGCACGGCGGCCGGATCTTTCATGCTTGCGGCCCACTCGCTTACTCGATCACTCGGAAGCAGGTCAAGCTCGCGCTGCTCGGAACGATCATCGGGAACAACGCCGACGTTCGCTGCGCCCTGATTGATCTCCACGGAGGGAGCCGGAAGGCTGCTATGGGGGTCAAGAAGGCCCCGGGACCACTCTACGGGCTCCGAAAGGATCAGATGCAGGCGTTGGCCGTCGCGGTCGCTTGGGCGACGTTAGAGGGGGATTTCGTTGCTCTGTAAATCCGCTCTGCGCTGGGTCGTTGGTGACGGTAAATATGGGCACGTCCGAGGATCTTCGAGTCTGTTCCTCTGTGGGGCGTCGACTCGCGGCTCATGGCTCGCGAGGTTTACAGTCGCCTGTCGGCATTGCGCTCGAAGGGCTCGACGGCGGGACCGGGTACGAGCGGCCCGAGCTGCCGGATGGAGCGGCTATCGGGTTCGCCGGCGGCAACGACACGCTCACGGACTACGGACGGCGGCCGGTATGTGGACTTGCGAGGTCTGCCGCATCGAGATCGAGCCCGGTCAGAGGTACTATGACGGACACAAACATCGGCGAGCGCATCGGCGGTGCGTGGAAACCAAGAGGAGGAGATGATCGATGATTGAATTGAAACCGGGTGTCAGGGTAACGGCTATGAGCCCGCAGATCGGGCTGGCGATACAGGTGGCGGCCTCGGCCTGGACCGGCGCTTGGGATGAAATTGAGCCCGAGAACATTCGTTGTATTGGAATGGTCGTCACCTCCATCAACGACTCCCTCCACGCCCGTACCAGCCTCCACTATATCGGCCACGCCTGCGACATTCGCACCAAGACGCTGCCCACGGCCACGGCCAAACGATGGTTTGCGGCAGAGGTTCGGAGGCGGCTTGGTGTTGACTTTGATGTGGTGCTAGAGGGGCTGGGAACGCACAACGAACATCTGCACGTCGAGCACCAACCGAAAGGGGCCGCGTGACGGCATCAGAGAATCCCCGGCTGAAGCGATTCCGCAAAGGCTGGATGAACCGGGCCTATGAGTAAGGCCCCAAACAGGAGGAGGAGGAGACGATGAAACTAGCCGAAGACGAACGAATGACCCCGGACGCGCTCGCTTGGCGGGCAGCCGCAAAGGGACGCGAGTTCGAGCGGCGCAAGGCGAACTTGAGGATCCATTGGCTGCGAGTACAGATCTACGTTCTCTGGATCATTCTCGCGGGGCACGTCGCCCCGCTCTACCTGACGCATCCGAAGTTAGGGTGGCTCATGACGACCCTCTCACTTGTCGCAGCGATAGCCGCGGTCGTGATCGGCGCTTGGAAGGCCCCCGCGCCGCCGCCGCAACGGGGCGTCTCATGATCCGTCTGCCGTCTACCTGCTGGGTGCAACCGCAACCGAGGGCGCGGGCTGCCGCTGTGAGGGCTAGATGACGTACAGGAGAACCAAAAATGCAAAATCCAGAAACAGGCAAACTTCACGAGAGTCAATGTACCGGGCACTAAAAAACCTGCCGCTGGAACACACACCGGACGGAAGGAAACACGTCCCCACCCCCGACCCCGAGAACTCCTGGCCCGACCTCGGCGCGATGCTGGAGTGGGCAACGGAGCAAGGGCTGGTGGTTGACCTTGGAATTATCAATCCGGGCTTTTGGGTGCCCGTTTGTTTCGACTATGAGGAAGGCGGCTCGAAGCTGTACGCAGACCGGCTGCTCAAGGGCAATGAATGCGCTTGGCCCAACCTTCGCCGCGCTCTGACCGAGTGTGTTCTAGAGGTGTGGGAAAAGAAGGGGGAAGCCGATGAAGCCGAATGAGCGTGACCTGGAGCGGGCGCGGGAGTGGCTGAAGGAAGAACAGGGGGTAGATTTCGTTGGTGGTGATCCGGAGAAAGCGCTGACGGCACCGTGGAACGCGATTGTTCGATCACTTGCCGTCCTGATCGCCACCGTGCAGCAGGGGCAGCACGAGGCGACGGCGGGAAAACTTCTTGACCGACTGGACGCAGACAATGTTTGCGACTGTGTTAGCGCGTGTATCCAGATAGCTACCGCTGCCCCGCCATCCATGAAAAGAAACGTCTGATAGCATTTCACCCCGAGAGGGTCGGAGCCCGAGAGGCCGGCAAACCCTAAACCGTGAGCCAGAAGTCCAATAACGTCATCGACATCGAGACACGGCGGGCGTTCCAGCGCTGGGCAAGAACTCCGGACGGCCCGAACTTCATAGACCCGTCCGAGTTCGGGATAAGCCTAGAGGACTTCGACCGACTTTCTGAAGAGGCGACCGAGGGAAAATCTCGATGGAGCCTTTCAAGACTCCTGGGCGGAAAGGACGGCAACCCGGAATGACCCTGTCTTCGCAGCCGTTCCCGTATACGCCGAGCCCCCCGGTTGATCGGTCCTCGACCGCCGACCTCTCCGACGAAGATCTAGGCGCCGCCGTTGCCGATGCATACTGCATTCATCTGAAATTCGTTCGGAGGGGCAAGCATCTGATCTCACAAATCTACGGTCAACCAAGAAACCGCATGGCTCGCGATTCGTGACGAGGTCGGAGATGACGAACGGGCGTGGCTTGAAGCCGCGCTACTAGATCACCGACGACTAGACCAGGGATAACCCCAAGAGATGATTTCGAACCCCACGAAGATCGTCGAAACGCCGGACGGCGATCTCGTCGAGGCGGGCCGATGCGGTCGTTGGAAGCGCGATCAAGCTCGGACTGACGCTGGGCTCCCGACCCGAAAGCAGGAGGCACTCGCGGCGCTCGAAACCGCGAAAGGAGAAGGAAAGACCCCGGCCCAGCTCGCGGCCCTCGCTCGGCGGCTAGTTAAGAAGGCGGCCGAGTCAGGGTGGCGGTGCAAGATTACGGTCAACCCAAGGGGTTCGGGCTGTAAGCGGCTCCACGGCGGCAAGACTCCGAGCGGCGTTGACTCGCCACAGTTCAAGCATGGCCGCTATTCGCTCGCTCGCTATCTCAGGCCGGAACAGGTCAAGGCTTACGAGGCGTGGCTAAATGATCCTGCCCGATTCGACCACGCTCGACAAGGGGCGGCTCTGGAGGTTCTCCTGGTCAATCAGGTCTCCCGGCTCCGGGCTCCGGCCCTGGTCGAGTGGAAGCTAATCTCGGACGGGTGGGCGATGATCCAAAAGGCCGGACGGCTCGCCTCTACCGGGAAGGACGCCGACAAAGAGAAGGCGGTCCTTCTCCAGGGTCAGGCGCTCTCGATGATCGGCCAAGGGATCGGAGGATTCGACGTGGAGAGAGACAATGCGGAGGCGGTCAAGGTCTCGGCGGATCTTATAACCGAACAGCGCCGGGTCGCCTCGGCGGAGAACCTCCGGACTCACCGAGAGCAGGAGATCATCACGCTCCAGCAGCACACGGCTCAGAGGGCGAGAGAGATCGAGTTGTTCTGGCAGGCGATCGAGAACGAGACGCGAGGGATGAAGGGCCGAGACGCGAAGCTGGTTCGAGGGGCGCTCCTAGCCGGTGTTGCCGCGTGGCGAGCCGAGGGGGACCGATGGACAGAGGGGCCGAAGGGGACGGTTAACTAGGAGGAGGAACTATGACGACAGAGGTGGGGTTCGAGCGAGGGAACCGAAGAAAAGGGAGCGGCCTGGCCGTACCGTTTACTGACGCCGAGATCGAGATAGCGGCCCACGAGTGGGGGGCGAACTGCGGCCCAGGAGCACTCTCCGCCGCCACGGGGCGCTCGCTCGGAGAGGTTCGCGATGCCCTCACCCCATCTTGGCCTGGATATACGAATGTCGGCCACCAGGAAAAGGCGCTTCGGAGGATGGGGCTCTCTAGCCGACGGACGAGGAGCGGAGTTTGGCCATGGACGAAGTTCGGGAGCATGACGGGCAGAGGGCTCGTTTTCGTTCAATGGCTCGGTCCATGGATGGAGAAGCACTGGCGGGAACAGTGTCAGCAGACGCACTGGGTAGCTACCTACGCGCCAGCCGATCGTCTTGGGGTGTTGCTTTTCGATGTCAGCTACCCGGCTTGGTTGACAATCTACGAATGGGAAAAGATCGTCGCGCCAGATCTTCACGATGACGGCTGGAAGATTAGGAGCGGGCTGGAGATTCTGTTGTGAGCCGGGGCGCTGTCGCCGCTCGCGACTTCTACGACCTCGCTGATTCGATCGAGACGCGGGCTCTTGGGCTCGGATCCGAAGCGGCGTGGGAGTCCGGCGTCTGCAAGCCGTGGTCAACCTCGAAGCGGCCAAAGCAGACGATCAACTGGACGACGAAGTGGTTCCTCTGGATGTTCCTCGCCGGGCGAGGCTGGGGCAAATCATGGAGCGTGATGGGCAACTCCGTAGAGCGCTGGAAGACCGGAGCCTGGAAGCGGACGGCGCTGGTTGCTCCGACCCAGGATGATGTGCGGAAGCTCGTTGAGGAAGACGATGAGAGCGGACTCTTGGCTATGTGCTACGCCGAGGGCGTCGAGGCCCGGTTCCGGCCGGGAAAGCTCATGGTCGAGATCGGGGCCGGTCGAGATTCTGCCAAGGTGTTTCTCTACTCTGCCGAGCGGCCGGGTCGCCTCCGGAACAAACAGCACGACTCGGCGATCTTGGACGAGATGCGAGAGTTTGTCGGGCTCGAAGCGGTCTATGACAATCTAATTCGAGGACTACGGCTCGGCTCGGACCCGAGGATCATCGCCGGCACGACGCCGCCTGGAGTAGTAGGCGCGAAGAGTACCGGCGCGAAGGTCCAGGCGGCCAACCGAGAATTTATCAGGGGAGTCCTCCGGGGTGGGAAGTACTGCCGGCGCGAACACGGCCAGCCGCCGCCGCTCATGAGCCGAGAGAGTACGATGATCGTGACCGGCCCTTCGGATGAGAACCTCGCGAATATCTCACCGACCTATGAGGCCCAGGCGATCGAGCCCTACCGGGGTACGAGAATCGGGAAGCAGGAGGTCGAGGGGCTATTCGTCGATGAGATCGAGGGGTCGATTCTTTCACTCGAAGACATCGAGGCTCATCGGGTAGCGAAGGACGACAAGCTCCCGGATTACGATGTAGTCGGGGTCGCGGTAGATCCGGCTGGACGCCACAAGGTCGAGAACTCTGAGACAGGGATTCTCGGCGGCGCTCGTGGCTGGCCTGACGGCTTCAACGCGAAGACCCACGAGCCCTACGGTAAGGCCCACGCCTATATCCTCGCGGACAAGAGCGGCCACTACAAACCGCTGGGCTGGGCCCGTCGTTGCTGCGGTCTCTATAACCGACTCGGAGCGGACTGGATGGTCGGAGAGATCAACCACGGCGGCGACATGGTCGAGCAGAATATCCGGAGCTATGACGACTCGGTGACCTTTCGGATGGTCACGGCCTCTCGCGGCAAGCATGTCAGAATCGCTCCTTGCCTCTCGCTAGTCGAGCAGGGGCGGGTCCATCACGTCGGGACTACGGACGCGGCGAAGGCGGCCTTCGAGGTCTTGGAGGATCAGTTGACGCAGTTTACCGATGACGGCTGGCAGGGAACCGGATCACCGGATCACGCCGACGCCTGGGCTTACCTCGTGAGTGAGCTATTGCTCGGCGACCTTCGGACGGGGTACGCTCTGACCTTCTAGGAGGAGAAACGGGTGCCAAGCCATGAGTGAAGAGGTCCGTTGCGGGAACTGCGGCGCGAAGCTCGGAGAGATACTCCCGAGCGGCGAGGTCGAGGTTCGGCGGCAGGGCCGAGTGGTCAGGGTCCGTGAGGGGAGCCTGGACTGCTCTCGCTGTAGCCTAACGGTTCGAGTCCGGCCCGGATCGGCTCCGACGACTAGCGTTTCGATGCGCGGGGTTTTCAGGACCGGGGGGCGTGCTAGCATTCCCGGGAGGAGTGGATGACTCAGACAGCTCAGAACCGGCAGAGCAAGGGCGCGAAGCTCACCAAGACCGAAGCGGACGCCGCGGTCGGTCTCGCCAGGGTATCTCATATAAGCCACGGCCTTTCTCAAGGGAACGTCGTTCGGGAAACCTCGCCCAATGTCTATGGGCAAGCGCAAGCCGACTCTGAGGGGAACATCGGCGGTGGCCTATCATTCGTCTTTCACGTTGAGGACGCGAACAACTACTCGATATGTCGGGCAGGAACTTCTCGACACTTACCGTTTCAGTCTCACGGTCATGCCGGCGGATTCGGGACGAAGCTCTACCTGAGTCAGGGACTCGCAGCGGCTTTAACTGTTACGAAACCGACTAGCGGCTTCATTGTGTACTGCGCCTATATCGTAGATGACGACACGATCGGTTGGGAGCCCGGCTTCGTAGCGGTCGAGGAATAGGAGGAGAAGAGTGGGCATAGGAGGAATCAACGAGATGACGAACCTACGACGACGACCGACGATACTTCAAGACCCGATTTTCTGGATCGCCCTGGCGATCTTGATACTCCTCCTGGTCGGCCCATCTTTCGGTCAGAGCTTCCGCCACAAGGCGCTCTCTCACGCGACGGACTGCACGAGCCTGACCGGCAAGAAAGCGAATCAGTTCTGCTACGAACTCGACAGCGGCGGGTGGTTCGTCTGCGAGCCGACATCCGGAGACTGCGACACGGCCGGGGAGTGGATCGAGGTCGCGGGCTCTCCAGGGACAGGAGCCTTCCTAGACTCCGGCGATCCCGTCGTTCTGAACACACCGACGAAGGACGTCGTTATCGGGACGGGCCAAGTCAACTCGTCGAAGCTCTCGATCGACGGAGACGCGGATCAAGTTCAGCTCACGGTCCAGGGTAACGGAACTCAGACCGCAGACCTAGTGTCATTTGAGGACAGTGCCGGGACAGGATTCTTTACCGTGATGGGAGACGGCAAGGCCGGGTTTGGTACGGCCTCGCCTGACGACATCGTCGGTCTGCCGTTCGACGGGACTATCGCTTGGGGTAGCGGCTCTGGTGCCGGCCGATTCATTACCGGAGCGAGTAGCAGTACGGAGGGGTTGGGGCTTTTCTCCAAAAACGATATCGCGCTAGTCATCGACTCAGACAACAACGCCTCCGGGCAGAAATTCACGATAGCAGCGGACGGTGCCACGGTCGCCTCTGCTACCGCATTGTTTGCTGTCACGGAAGATGGCGATGTCGGGGTCGGCAGAGACCCGGCCGCCGGTGTGGACTTTGAGCTGTGGACCGCCACCGCTGATGGCCTATTCAGTATCACGAACGATGGCTCGGGAGTCGACTCACGTTTTGCACTAGCAGAGGGAACGGCCGGGGATATTGGCCTCTACTTTGAGTATGACGGCACCGCGAACATCGGTTACATAGGGATGGGAGATTCGGTCGCGCCGACCGGAGCATGGTCAAAGCGGATTCAGATGACGAGAGGTGGAACCGAGGTTGAGTTTCCTGTCGGGGACGTAGACATCTCGAACGGGGACTTGATCATATCCGGCTTGGTCGATGGAGTAGATGTCTCGACCCTCTCTATTGATACCAACGCGGGCACGATCTGCACCGGCACGAATACCTATCTCGACGGCGAAGGGGGCTGCGACATCGTTTCGATTAGCGGCGTGGGCGGCTCCGGGACGGTCGGGACGATCCCGAAGTACACCGCCACGACCACGATCGGTGACTCGATCATTACGGAGTTAACGGGCGAGATCGGGATCAACATAGCGGCTCCTGATGGAACGCTTCACGTTCACACGGCGACCGCCGGAGCCGTCACTGCCAATACGGGCGCGAACGATCTCGTCGTTGAGAATAGTAGCGGTGCTGGGATCTCGATATTATCCGGCGCTGCGAATACGGGCGTTATTGCCTTCGGTACGGGTACGTCCAATTTCCTTGCCGGTATTCAGTGGGCCGAGTCGGTCGACCAATACATCACGGGGACTAGTAAAGCGGGGGCGTCTTACGTGTTGCGGAGCGGAGATTCGGTGCTGGCGCTCATCTTAGATTCTGCTCAGGAAGTACAGGTGCAAAATATCCTCCATATCGTCCCTAAGGCCTCAGCCCCGGCGACTTGCTCGATTGGGGATTTCTACGTCGATACCAGTGGCGCGGCCTGCGCATGCTCGTCAACGAACACTTGGACCGAGATGCACGGCGTTGGGTCGTGCGTCTAACTAGAGGAGGAGAGACAATGAAGAAGTTAACCGGAAAGCGTAGCCGCTACTCACTGATCGTTCTCGCGGTCTCGATGGCCCTGCGAGAGTTCTTGAACATCGACGTTCCGGAGGAGGAGATCGGCGGTCTAGTCGATAAGGCGCTCGTGATGATCGAGGGCGTCTCGGCGTTCGCCACGCTCCTGTTCGGCCTGCTGAAAGCTGAGCGAATCGAGGCTGCTAACGGTAGTTCCCTGAGAGGACTCTAGCTGGTGTTCGGAGTCACGGCGGTTTGGGACCGTCGCAACGAGCCATTCGTCTCGGATGAAACTCGTCGCTGGATAAAAGCTCTCGGGATCGGGGCCGAAGTCATGATGCTCGTCCAGGACGCGACAGCAGGCGGGATCAAGAACCCGAATAGCCGGTCGATTCTTTTCTCGTCTCCCCTTCGTGGTGATCTGTCCATCCAGCAGCAATGGAATCTGCTCGTTGGCGTCCACCGGACTCTGACTCTCGACATTTGGGAGCCGGCCGAGCCGCCGAACTACGAAGTCAACCTCTATAGGAATCACCGCCCGACGATCGCAGAGTGGAAAGCTGCTGCTCGGCAGGCCGTCGCGGCGAAGCCGGACATCGTCGAGCTATTTAACGAGCGGCTAGAGAGTGAGGCGGTATATGCAGATCAGGTGATCCGTGCGGTGCTTCCGATCTTCAGGGCGGCGAACATCCCGACGCTTGCCGACCATCCGTTGACGACCTATCAGTCGAAGCACATCGCCGTTCGCCGGGAGTGGGACCTCGAGACGACCCGGGCCGTTGCGCGTCAAAGCCTTGCGGACCCTCGCGCCAGGATCGATGAGACGTGGCTCGGCGCGATGCCGAACAGCTCGACTTGGACTGAGGAAGGGGCCGCGAAGTATATGGCCGCCGTCGAGGAGTCGAAGCGCCTTCGACGCAGAATCAACCTGTTCGTCGCCGGCCCGAAGCGGCGCAAGTGGGGCAGATCAATATACGAGATCGGGCTCATCGACAATGAGGGGAATGTCGCGACGGCGGGCCGAGCCCTAGAGAAGATCGTCGGAATCGAACCTGAACCGGGACCCGATCCGGAGCCAGAGCCGGAGCCCGAACCGGGGCCGATTCCCGATTCGGTCGACACCGCAGCAGCAGCCCGGAAGATCGTCAGGCAAGTCGATGAAGGCGACAAGAATTGGTCCCGCTTTCAGCGCGGCGAACCGACGTTCGCACCGACGCAGACCGTTCGAAACATCCTCGATGACATCGGCCATCCGTGGCCTGAGGACTAGCGGAGGGAAAAGAAACTTGTCAGATTTTAGCCCCCAGCGGAAACGGCCCACCGATGTCAGGAGTGTGCAACGATGTCAATAACGCGAGGGGCGAATGGGCAAGTACAACGGATCAACGGTCGAACAGGTAGGGTCCTAGCGTGGCTGCGTCTGGCACTTCCGGTCACGGTGACGATGTTCGTCGCGGTTGTTCTGCCGCTCAACGTATGGCACTTCCGGCAGCACCTAGATGTCGACAGGTTCATGGACAAGGGGCCGCGCGTGACACCCGTCGAGCTAGAGAACAAGGCCAAAGATCTTCGGGCCGAGTGGGTTGCCGAGTACTCGGAGCCGCTGCCGATTTCCAGTTTCCGGTTGACGGCACTGGAGGAGAACCGGGCGCTCATTACCGTAACGCTCGAATCACTGCGCCGGGGCCAGGCCGACCACGGCGAGCGCCTAGCGTCGATCGAGTCTCGACTATCGAGTGTCTTGAGAATCCTGGAGAACTAGCCAGTGCCGGGGGTGTTCATTGCAACGCCTGATCGTCGGGCTTCTGATCGGGCTTCTCTGTCTTGGTGTAGTGCTGGCGTTACAGATGTTCGCGATCTCCGGTCAGCTCGATGCGCGCAAGAGTTCTCGGCAGGACATGATGGAAGCGAGGATAATCGTTCTTGAGAAGAACGTCGAAAAACTCAAAGCCAAAGAGGAGCTACGCAATGCCATGCCCAGCCTGCAAGATCATCTTGAATGAGAACGTGAAATCTGCCGTCAATACGTTTCACCGCTTCGCCGACATGGACCTGCTGATCCCAGAGGACATCGAACGCGCGATGAGGGCCGATGAGAAGACGCTCAAGGTCTATCGGGCGATCAACGATGGGGCGGCTAAGAGACAGGAAGATACCCTCTAGCCCGTCTGTGCTAGCATTTCCTCTGCCCCCGCCATAGAGGCCAGAGAGCCCGCGCGTCGGCCTAACTCTCTGGCCCAATGACTACGATCATCACACCACAAGAGGACGCGCAGCTCGTAGCCGCCGAGGCTACGGCCGCAGGAATGGTCGGCAGTCTCCGCCAAGCATCGAACGATGTAACGGCACAGCTAGAACGGATCGCGTTCGCTTCGAAGCACGGCTTCTCCTACGGCGGCGACAGAGACCTGAACACGGCGCTCGGCAGGACCGACCGGCTAACGATCGAGAACTATCGTGCTCGCTACCGGCGAGGCGGGATCTTCAAGCGCATCATCAACGCAGCTCCGAAGGCAACGTGGGTCTCGGGTGCGACGATCGAGGAGGATCCGGACCCGGAGACGCAGACCAAGTTCGAGGCGGCCACCGAGACTTTATTCAAGAGGCTGAATATCTGGAGCCTGTTACTCCGCGCCGATATCCTCGCGGGCCTTGGCCGGTATTCGGCTCTACTGATCGGCGGCGAAGGTAAAGCGGAGGATCTCGAAGGCGAGATCAGCTTCGGCTCAGACGGACCGACCTTTCTGCGCGCCATCGCCGAAGACAGGGCAAAGATCCATGAGTTCGAAACAGACACGGAGAGCGAGCGCTTCGGCAAACCCAAGATCTATACGGTGACTCTGAACGCGGACTCTTCTGGCCGTCTGATCTCTAAGTCTAGGGAGGTGCGGATTCACTGGACACGGATCATCCACATTGTCGACGGCGCGCTCGAGAGTGATGTATTCGGGACACCTCGAGGGGAGGCTACCTGGGATCTATTCGACGATATCTATAAGGTAGTCGGCGGTGGGGCCGAGGCAGCGTGGAAGGGAATGGATCCCGGTCTGAGCTTTAATATCGACCCGACGCTTCCTGTCAGCCCGGCCGACGCGAAGAAATTCAAAGAGGAGATCCTAGAGTTTCAGCACGACCCGAGGAAGCGCTACCTCCTGTCGCGTGGCGTCGAGGTGGATCAGCTTACACCCTCGGTGATGAACTTCGGTTCTAACTCAAAATCGCTTCTGGAGCTGATCGCCGGCACGGAGGAGATCCCGCTTCGGATTCTCCTTGGAACCGAAAGGGGGGAGCTGGCTTCGTCCCAGGACGAGCGAAACTGGAATAAGAGGATTGAGGAGCGCTGGGCGCTATTCGCTGAGCCGGTCGTCCGGGATCTGGTCGACCGTTTCATCCAGTTCAAGGCGCTGCCGGCAGTAGCGGAATACCGCGTCAACCGTCCCGTAGCGGCCGAACTCGACGCCGAGGAGACGGCATCTCTCGCGGGCAAGATCGCCTCAGCTAACAAGGCACAACGCGACGCAGGCGATACGCTTATCTTGACCTCCGAGGAGATGCGCAGAAAGCTCTACGACATGGAGCCGTTGGAAGTCTCGGGCGGAGATCCGGAGTCGACCCAGCTTCGAGGAGCGGCCGAACCCGAGGGCGAACACCGAGCAGTCCGTCAGGCGGCGCTCGCGGCCGAGCCCGCGCACGAAGCTCTCTGGCGCGGTCTGTGGTCCGAGCTGGAGGACGCGCTGCCGTCAGATACCATGCTGGAATCCGCGATCGGGGCGCTCGACGCCGAAGCGATCACAGTACAGGTCGAACTTGAGGAGTCGACGGGGGAGGTTTCAGATGCTCCGGAAGATCTTCTGGCCGGGCCGCTCGATCTGATCGACGCCGCGCTCGCGGAAACGATCGAGGACTTCGAGGAGCCTCTCCAGGCTCTACTTTCGAAGACATTGACGGACGGAGCTGAGCGGTCGCTAGAGGTCATCGACACGCGGGGCTCATATCTCCTGAACGGAGATCCTCAGTTTGCGCCGGCGAAGCGTGGGTTGCTGGGAAGGTTCAGGCGGCGGGGTGCTCAGTTTGATGCCATCAATCCGAGCGCGGTCAGTTGGGCCACGAACACGGCCGCCAAAAGAATCACGGAGATCGCGGCCGGCTCAAGAGAGACCGTCCGCACGGTGATAGCTCAGTCGCTCGCGACCGAGGTCTCGATACCGAGAGCGGCGGCGCTGATTCGAGAGACGATTGGACTCAGAGCAGACCAAGCTCGGGCCATTGTGAGGCTCGGTGTAGATCTAAGGGCCGCGAGTCCCGGCTCGACCGTTCTCAAGGGCGGGCTCAAGTTCAAGGTTCCGCAGTCCGGAGCGTCGAATAGCTTCGTCAAAAGGTCACAGGCTCGCTATACGAAGAGGGCTCTCCGGGTCCGGGCCGAATTGATCCGTCAGACCGAGACGGCGAACGCCGCGAACGCTGGCCTTCGGGAGACCTGGAGGCAGGGCCGGGAAGCGGGCGCTCTGCCGTTGAACGTCAAGCGGGTTTGGATTGACTCTGGAGACGACCGGGTGCGACCAAGCCACGCGGAAGTCAATGGCGAGGAAGTCGGGATCGACGAGGACTTCTCAATCGGAGTAGAGCCCGGAGAGGAGCCGCGCTGCTTCCTGCCCGGGACTCTCGTATCAGGTCGATTCGTCGCAGGGCTAAAGGCCGACTATTCTGGTCCTGCCAGGGAGATCGAAACGGCTAGCGGGCACAGGTTGCGCCTGACCGTCAATCACCCCGTACTCACCACACGCGGCTGGATTGCCGCTTTTGAGATTGAGACCGGAGATCAAGTGCTCGGATACGCGGGCGAGGTCGTGCGGCCGACTGGCCCTGGAAAGCCACACGATGACGATCCGCCAGCCCTCATTGAAGATGTATTCGAGACGCTTGCGCTGGGTGGAACACGAGCCGTTGATCTTCATCCCCATTACCTCCACGGCGATGCGCGCTGGGTTGAAGGCCAGATCAATATTGTAGGGACCGATCGGGTATTGACGGGAGAAGTTGAACCCGCGAGAGGAGAGACGGGCAGTGAGCTCCGCCTCTCCCTCTCCGATTCGAGCCGGGATCATCTTCTGGTGGGCAGTCTTGGCGCTGGCGATCTTACGACTCATAGGAGTCCTGCTCCCTCTGCTGGCGGCCCAAGCCGCTCCGCACTGGCGCTTGATAGCGGCGGGGTCCTTCTTCAGACCCAGCCACTTCACGCTCTCAGCCTCGGACCGGCCGCGCACTGGAACACCGTTAAGCCGGAAGCGGCGGGACAAAGCGTCACGGCTGATACCCAATTCCTTCGAGAGTTGGTTGACAGAAGCGCCGGAATGATAGCGCTGGATGAGGTCGTTAAGATTTTTGATTTCGATTTCCGGGGCCATGTTTACGATCTCCAGTCTGTTACGGGTTGGATTTTAGCTAACGGCATTATATCAAGTAACTGCCGTTGCGGTCAGGGATTGGTGGCGGCATGACGATCAAAGAGTTTTTTGCCTGCCTTCTGGGTGCTCTGGGAGACATGGGGATCATGCTCTCCTCTCCTACGCTCGGTAGACGTTGGGTTGAAGGCAAGAAGGATTTCCAATGAGCCGCAACTACAAGGGCTCACTACGGACAAGCGTCTGAGGATGGGTAAATGAAACGCCGCCTCTACGTAGGACTCCGAGGACTCGCCGACGGTTCGGCGATCCGCACTGCCGAGTTCGAGGGCCGAGATCATCTAGTCGTCCCGGTCATCATGATGGTTGGAGATTCAGTCGTCAGACCGCTCGGCTCGACGGGTCCGGAGTTCGTACCGGCTGAGGAACTTGGCGCGCTACCGGCGGCCTGGGACGGTGAGCCGGTCATGACGGACCACCCCTCGATCGAGGGCCAGATGGTCTCGGCGAACATCCCGGTCATCCTGGAGACGATGGCTTTTGGACAGTGTTTCAATACGGCGTTCCGAAACGGGAGCCTACAGACCGAGGCGTGGCTCGACCGCGAGAAGGCGACCGCCCTCGGAGGCGATGCCGAGGTGGTAGTCGAGCGCGTCCTCGCCGGTGAGATCGTCGAGGTATCCGTGGGCTGCTGGATCACGGCGGTACACGAATCAGGCAAGAGCCCGACCGGTGATAGCTACGATTCGAAATGGACCGAGATCGCTCCGGACCATCTGGCGCTTTTGCCGGTCGGAACCGAGGGGGCTTGTTCGGTCGAAATGGGCTGCGGGACGCCTCGTGCTGCCCGGTCTCAGCCCGGTTGGACGCCTCAGAGGGGGATAGCCCCACAAACGCCAGATCGGACGCGCGAGAGAGTTCTACGAGCGGCCGAGGAGGACCCGGATATGAACTGGAAAAAGCTGATTGGTGTAATGCGCTCCCTCGCGATCCGGAGCAAGCCGGATGACACGGAGGCCCGCGAACAGATCTCGGCATTGACCGTGACTCTTCGTGCCGCCCTGGACTCGATGAGCGACGGCGATCTGTGGGCCGCGCTCTGGAGAGCGCTCGAAGCCGATGTACCGGCCTTCGACTGGATCGAGGATGTCTTCTCGGCGGAAGGCCTCGTGGTCTATACGACATGGCCGCCCGACGAGCCGCTGATGACCTGGAGCCGGAGCTTTACGGTTTCTGATTCTGGAGACGTGACTCTGGGTAGCGATCCAGTGGAAGTAAAAGCTGTGACAAGATTCGAGCCCGTGGCGGCCGAGGGCGGCCAAAGCGAGCCCGACAAAACCAACGGCAACGCGAGCGAAGGCTGCAATTGCCAAACCCCGGAAGGAGAAACCCCAACCATGAACGATTCGATGAAAGCATTGATCGCTCGGTTGACGGACGGCTCGCTTGTGCGTTCCCCGTTCTCTGCCGAGTGCGCCGAGAAGCTCGCTGGCTTCGATGAGGAGAAGTTAACGGCCATGGCCGCGAGCTTCGAAGATCCGGAGCCGGTCGTCGAGCCGAAGGTCGAGCCGGTCGTCGAGCCCGAGCCCAAAGTCGATCCGGCCCCGGTCGTCGACCCGGATGTAGTCCACCTCAGCAAAGCGGAGCATCAGACGCTTACCGCTCTTGCGAGTGAGACCGAGGACCGAAACAAGGCGCAGCGAGCGAGCCTCGTCGAGAGTCTCATCAAGAAGACTGGCGACGGTTCCAAGGCGACCTTCGAAGCGATGGATCTCAACAGCCTTCGTCAGTTGGCCTCGGATCTCAAGATCAACAAACCGAAGCCCGACTTTTCTCTGAGCCAGCCGGTCGGAGATCCGTCGAACGATGGCGATGACATCGCGCCTCCGAAGACGCTGGCCGACGCCGTCAAAGCACGCCGGGCCGTCAACTAGGCTCACCAACAAACCAACCAACGAAATAGGAGCAATCCAATCATGGCAAGCCAAGTAATTGCCCTTCGGGGCACTCCGATTGTCGACGAGCAGCTCACAGCTTCGGCTGTGTTCACTCCTGGCGATCTCATCGAGGTCGACACCGGCCAATGGCGTCGTCACGCAAACGCCGGTCTCAACGCCTCGCCTATCTTCGCGCTCGAACGCGACGAACTCGGCGAGGGCATCGGTTTGGGGACCGCCTCGGCCGTCGACTACGCCGCGAGCGACCGGGTGAAGGCCGGGTTTTTCGCGCCCGGCATGCGCGTCAACGCTTTCATCCCGTCCGGTCAGAATGTCTCGATCGGCGACTACCTCGAATCCGCCGGCGACGGAACGCTTCGCGCTCTCGTAACCGATGCCGCGACCGATGACACTCAACGAGAGTCAGTCGTCGCGCAGGCGGCCGAGGCCTCCGGAGCCGTTCTGGTCAAGACCCGCGTCAAGGTCTGGATCGTCTAGCAGCGATTCCGATTCAACAACCAAGAAACCCAAGGAGACAATTCAAATGCAGACACAACAAGCACGGGTCGATGGTGGCGCGGCCTTTATGCGTCAGGCGATGTCGAGCGGCCGTTGGGCTGCCGAGCGCCTTCTCGCCGCGACCAAGGCCGGACGGCACCTGAGCCTGTCCGAACTTCGAACCTGCGACACGCTCCGCAAAGACGAATGGAAGGCATTCGACGATACGTTGATCGCCGAAGGCGTCATTCGGATTCCCGTTACCTCAATGCTTCTGAGTCGAGGCCTCTCGGTCCCGATTCCGAACGCGCTCGGAAAGACTCTTTTCGAGTACGAGAAGATCACCGACATGGAGGCGGCCGTCATTTCGCTTGACGGGCTGGCGCGCGGTGATAGTGACCGTCAGGAGTTCTCGCTCAGCAGTATTCCGGTGCCGATCATCCACAAGGATTTCAATATCTCGATTCGGACATTGTCGGCTTCTCGTGAGCGCGGCGAGTCACTGGATACCACCCAGGCCGGTACGGCTGGGCGGCTCGTCACTGAGGAGCTGGAGAACATCCTGATCAACGGCGGCCCGCAGTTCGGCAGTTCAACGATTCCCGGTTTCACGACCGAGACCAATCGCAACCAGAGCGTTCACGGCACGAACGGCGTGTGGTCGGACTTCCCGACGAAGACGGGCGCGAACATGATCGCCGATGTTCTGACCGGCAAGACGGCCCTCCAGGGAGATCGGTTCTTCGGTCCCTACGGGATCATCCTGCCGGGCAACTACGATGTGGTCATCGACAACGATTTCAAGGCCGACGGTGACCAGACGATCCGCGACCGGATCCTCAAGATCGACGGCATCGAGGAGATCGTAACGTCAGACCAGATGACAGATGACGAGTGGGTCCTGTTTCAGTTAACCAAAGACGTGGCCGCGATCCTCGAAGGCGAGGAGCTGCAAACGGTCCAGTGGGATCTCTACGGCGGAATGGCCGTCGCCTTCAAGGCGATGATGATCAAGGTGCCGTTGATCCGGTCGACCCAGGCCAATCGGTCAGGTATCTTTCACATGGCGGGAACTGCGTAAACCTCATACTTTCAACAATCGAGGAGGAGGCATGGCCTATTTGCTAAAGGCGCTCAAGCCGGGGGGAGCGGAGGAACTGATGCCAGAGTGCGTTCGGATCTTCAAGACTCCTCTCGGCAAGCCCGGAAGCTGGCGACTCAAGCTGGAGCTCAAGGGAGGCGGAGACCCGCTCCAGATGACCGTCCCGAGCGCCGAGGCGGAGACGGTTTTCATCATGAGCCCACACGGAGACACGATAGAGATCCTCGGCAAGCGGCCGCAGCATAAAGGTGGGCCGCGCCACCGTAGAGACAGACAGGAACAAAGGAGGCATTGAGATGAGCGAAGACAAAAGGGCGTACAGGTACACAGGGATAGAGGGCAAGTACCTCACATTTGACGGCAAGCACCACCGGGCTGTGAAGTCGGGCGAGGTCGTTCAGATGACAGACAAGACGGCCCACAGCTTTCGACCCCGTTTCGAACTGGTCACCGAGTCCGCAGTCGAGACCGATCCAAAGGTGACCGAGATTGCACAGGAGGATGCCGACCTGGCGGACGCGAGAACGGAAGCCTCTGCGCTCGTCGCTCGAAACGTCGGCGACGCCACGAACAAGATCAACCGGACAGTCGATGTCGAGCTTCTCGAACTAGCCGAGGAAGCCGAGAATGAGAAGCCGAAGCCGAGGGCCGGAGTCCTGAGGGCGATCAGTGACCGAATCGAAAAGATACTTTCCGAGGAGTAGCGCGCCGTGGTCTACGACCCGTCCATTCGAACCGATCTGAATTGGGTCCGACTCAAGATCCAAGACACGAATGACTCTCCGAATCTCCAGGATACGGAGATCGACTTTCTGTTGGGCGAGGAGCCGAACAAGTGGTACGCGGCGGCGGCGGCGCTGGACGCGATCAAGGCGAAGCGCGCGGCGCTCGGCGGCGGACTAGTTGAAAAGAGAGTCGAAGATCTAGAGCTTCGATTCGGAGGCCAAGACTCCGCCGGAGATGCCATCGATCGACTCATCGAGACTCTGCGGAGAGAGGGAGCGCGGCGATTGGCCGGTACGTCTCGCTTCCCGTTTCTCCAGACGCTAGGAGATCTCTAGTCGTGCCCGATGCGATTACGACACTGCTCGAAGACCTCGCTCCGGATACGCTGATCGCTCAGCCGGGGGCGGAGGATGAGACCGGGACCTTTGTAGCGGCCGGGTCTGCGCTTACTCTGACGAATACCCGCATCAGTGGGAAGCGGCGGATGGTGAGAGACCAGCTCGGCCGCGAGGTCGTCTCTAGCGTCCATGCGATCGTCCTCGAATTGAACTCGCTCACGGTCGAAGGCTTCCGCTACACGCTCCCATCGAACCGTCCGGAGCCGAGAACGAATCTCAAGGCTCTAGCAGTCCGGATCGTGCCGGATGAGAACGGCCCCCATCATGAAGTTGTGGAATTCCCTTAGGGATTATTCGACATGAGCCCAAGTTTTTCTAGACACGACCTGCTGAGCTGTGTTTCTAGCAATCCCGTATTTTTCCGCAAGGCGGCGGGTACCGAGACCGTAGGAGCTTCGGTCTTCTCCTGCCTTGAACCTGCCCATCTTGAGAGGTCCTTTGGCGTAGTCAGCGCGGATGGACCGAACGATCTCAGGGGTCAGTTTCTTCGGATTCCGAAAGCGCTCAGGGTATTTGCGAGCGCCGTTGCGATCTCCGGTCGGCTCGTGTTGACTTTTCGTAGGGGCTGAATGATGACGGACCAACTCGACCTACGAAGAATGAGGACGGCCGGTGATGCGAATGATCTGGAGCCGACCGACGCCGATGATCTGATCGCTCCGCAGATCGTCGAGGCGCATACATTCGTCATCGGCGACATAGTGCGGAGGGTCGGGCTCGACGCTTATGTGAAGGCTCAGGCCGATACGCTGGCGAACATAGGACGCGGCCTCGCGCTGGTTGTCCATACCAACGGACCTACGAAGTACTCCGTCTTGCGCCACGGCAACGTCCACGCCGTCACGATTACGGGGCATGGTCTCGTTGGAGGCTTCGGAACTGATCTGTACCTGTCGACGACGGTCGCCGGGACTCTAACCGTGACACGATCGCCGGGCCAGAACGTCTACGTCGGATTCATCATCGATACGAATACGATTCAGTGGGAGCCGGGCTGGACAGTCTTCTAGGAACAACGAAAGGAGCGACACCATGACCAGAAAAACAATTCTCGCGATCTTGGCCGTACTGGCCTTAGGGGTCGCTCCGGCTTTGGCTCAGCGAACGGGAGTTACGATTACCACGTTCGCTGCGCTTCCGCCAACCTGCACGGATGGGCAGCCGTTCGTGGTGATCGACGCGAACGCCACCTGTACCGCCGGTTCAGGCGCGAAGCGCTGGTGTATCTGTGAATCCGACGCCTACATACCCGACCCAGCCGGAGCGCCCGGAGTGGACTCTGTCGGGACGGCGGAACTCGACGATGGGGCCGATACGCCACTGGCCGGTGAGTGGGTGCAGGTTGACCCTGGCGATACGGGCCGATTCAACTACCGCACAGACGCAGAGCTTCTAACCGACTCTGGGGCTGCGCCGTTAGCTTCGCCAGCGCTTACCGGAGACCCGACCGCGCCGACGCCGTCGGTCAACGACAACGATACGTCGATCGCGACGACCGCCTTTGTGCAAGCTGAGACGTTTGCCGGGGACGTGAGCGGAACGATCGGAGCCACCGTTGTCGACGATGTCCAGACCGCGACAACGAACACTGAGGTTACCGGGGACAGTACGACGCAAGTTGCGAGCACGGCGTTTGTACAACAGGAGATCCGCCTCGCCGAAGACTGGGAGCCGTTCGATTTCTTCATGGACGGGACCCGTTGCAAACCGCCCGTCGAGGCCACGATTAATTCCGGCGCGGCGATCGGGACGATGGATTGCGACAATCACGCCTCTTCGCAGTTCGAGGGGAATCGACGGCTCGATGACTACGGCGGCGGGACGATCGTATTCACGCTGCGGGCGGTTAACGTCAACGCCACGCCGTCCGGGGTTATGGATTGGGATTTCCGGGCGTCCTGTCGCGGCGACGGCGATGCCATGAACGATACCTGGAGCGCCAACGCGGCGGCGGCAATCACCTTCGCTACGCAGTTCGCCGAGGAGCACGTCTCGACGGCTGCGGTCACGCCCGACGGATCTTGCGCCGTCGGAGATACGTTGTACTGGCAAGCCATCCTTGACGAGCCCTCGACTACGACGACTCAGATGTCCGAGGTAGAGATCCTCGGAGTGAGCGCTCGGGAACAGGGATAATTTTGCGCCGCTCGTTCTTCACTGTTGCCGTAGTTATGGCGCTGTTTCTAGCGGCGGCTGGCGGCAGTCCCCTTGCAGCTGCGTCTGAGAGGGTCGCACTAACCAAGGTCGACGTGGTCGATCTGCCCCCTACGTGTGAGCCGGGGCAGCCGTTTATCGTCAAGGACGGCAACAGTGCGTCTGACTGCGTAACCGGCACGGGCTCAACGAAGGTGCTCTGTACGTGCGACGACTCGGGGAGTAGCTATAGCGCAACCGGAGACGGAAACTCGGGCGGAACGCCGACGCAGATCGTGGCGGGTGATTCGGATATGACCGTGACGGACGCGGGGGTCGGGGACATCACCGCAACCGTAGACGGCGTAACTGCGATGGTGCTAAACGGGGTCGGATCGGGGGTCAACTACGTCGACATTACTCCTAGCATCACTGCTGTCGGCCCGACGATCGCTGCTGAGGGGGAGACGAATGTCGACCTCAACCTGTCGGGCAAAGGGACCGGGCAGGCTCATCTGGGAGGCTGTATCGATGACGATCTCGACGGGACCTGCGAGACCTTCGTCGCGAGCAACATCTTCAATATCGACCCGGACGATGACGGTGACCAGCAGATGACGTTGACCGGATCTGGGAACCTAAGGGTCCTGGCGTCAGCCGCGAACACCTTGATCTTCACCGGTAACAGCAACGAGTCGCCAGGACTGTTTCAGCGAGCGGCTCAAAGTGCGACGCTCCCGGTCATCGTCACCTATGCTGGCCACGGGCCTACAACCGGATTCGGCGGGCAGGGCTCTGGCGGTGATGCCGGTTACGTCTCAACCATCATAAATTCTATCGAGAGCCTGCGCGTAGCCGGTGTCGCTTCGGGTGTGAATCGAGTCCAGATCACGCCAGGGGCAACCGGCACCGGATCGACCATCGCTAGCGCTGGCGAGGCGACGGTTCCGCTTGTGTTCACCACAGCGGGGACCGCAAATTTCGACTTCTCCGACGACAACATCAACGCGAGCGGCGGGATCGACCTGCCCGCAGATGCGGTCGATGCACTCACAGAAATAGCGCAGTCGATCAAGACGGCTGCGAACGACACCGATCCTCTCGCGGTTTATACGGGAGGCAATCCCGGCTCGAATGTCTGCGTCGAGATGACCTCGACTGGGACTCTGATTGCCGCAGCCGATACCTGCGCGAATCTTGGACCGGGCGGCGCGACGGCGATCAACGATCTCGGAGATGCCGGTGGAGTCGGAGTGGTCCAAGTCGGAACAGACCAGGAGTGGGGGCAGACCTGGACCTGGAATACTCCGGTCACGACCGTTGCCGCTCTGGATGGGCTCAAGCTAATCATGGACCTGGACGCGACCACGGACGTTCAGACGCAGAGCATTCTCGCCCTCGAACGATCAGACGGTGCGGGGACCACGGCGCTTGAGGCGATACTGAAGATCAACAACGCCGAGGTTACGGCAGCGGTGATAAGCGGAATCGAGATCCGCTCGGCAGCGGGTGGGATGACGTCGGCAATCGACGCCAACGACGCACAGATCACCAACATCATCGAACATGCGGGTGGCTCAGTCACGAGCAGCGACCTCGACATCATCGACGATGGCACGGTGGACGGAGGTACGGGTGGAGATATCGGAGACGGTACTATCGACGGCGAGGATATAAACGCCAACTACGCCGGGGCATACCTCACCGAGACTGCGGCCAGCCCGGATACGCTCGGCGTAGACGATGAAGTGGTACGGCGCACCTTCACCTTCATAGTGGAAGCTCCGACTACGGCGGAGGACGGCGACATTCAGCACATGCTCGATGTGGGCTGTACGATTGACCGGGTGCAGTGCTCAGTGGCTGCCGCGACGAGCGTCACGATCAACATCAACGAGCGGGCAATAGGAACTCCGAACTCGACCGGAGACGACGCGCTCTCCTCGGGATTGGTTTGCGACGTAGGATCGCAGTCATCGTG